TCACAATTTAGAGAATCACTTCTTGCTTACGCAGAAGAAAAAAGAAATGTTTATAATATAGCACAATCATTTGGTTACAAACCATTGGTAACTTCACCATCTACTGTTGTTTTAGATGTTTTTCAAACCATTCCAGCTTTAAATGGTAACCCAGATTACAGATATACACTTACAGTAAAGGCTGGAGCTACAGTAAAGGCATCATCAACGGGTGCAACGTTCAGAACAGTAGAGGATGTAAGCTTTAAATTTGATACACCATCAAGTCCACGTGTTGCTACTATATTTGAGAGTGATAGTGGAACACCAACAAAGTATTTATTAAAAAAACAAGTTAGAGCCAATAGTGGAGATATTTCAACAGAGTTTTTTCCATTTGGGGTGTCTCAAAAATATTCTCAAATAAAATTGGGTAATGACGATGTTATAGAAATTATATCTTGTATAGATAGTGATAATAATACTTGGTATGAAGTTGATTCTTTAGCAAGAGATACAATATTTGATGAAGTAGAAAATAATTCTACAAACGATCCTACGTCAGTTATTAATAGAGACACTTCACCTTATATTTTAAAATTAAAAAAAACCTCGCATAGATTCACAACATATATAAATGATAACGATGAAACTATATTAAGATTTGGAGCTGGTATATCAAATAATCCTGATGAAGAGATTATACCAAATCCAGATTCAGTTGGTTCTAGTTTACCAGGTAGTCCAACTTTTTTAAATAAAGCTTTTGACCCAAGTAATTTTTTAAACACAAAAACATTTGGATTAGCACCATCTAATACAACACTTACAATTAAATACTCACATGGTGGTGGGATAGAAGATAATGTTAATAGTGGTGATGTTAATCAGTTATCTTCAATATCATTTGAAATACAAGATGCTTTATTAACTGCTGGGGTAGTTCAAACATCGAAAAATTCTTTAGCCTTTTCAAATCCAAATCCTGCAACTGGTGGTTCTGGTGGTCAAAGTGTTAGAGAAGTACGAGAAAATGCATTGGCATATTTTCAATCACAACAGAGGTCAGTAACTAAAGAAGATTATATTGTTAGAGCATATGCTCTTCCAGCAAAATTTGGTAACATTGCAAAAGTTCACTTAGTACAAGATGACCAATTAAGTAAATCATTTGAATTAGATGATTTAAATAGAAAAGTTAATGCAAGTGATGTTGGTAAATCATTAAAAGCATTACAAGTATCAAGAGTACCAAATCCATTAGCAATGAATATGTATTCACTTGGTTATAATTCAAGTGGAAACTTAACACAACTATCACCTGCCGTTAAAGAAAATTTAAAAACATACCTTTCTCAATTCAGACTTGTTACTGATGCAGTAAATATAAAAGACGCTTACATAATTAATATATCAGTAGATTTTGCAATATTAACAAAAGTTGGATTTAATAAAAACGATGTCCTACTTAGATGTGTAAGTGCTGTTCAAGATTTCTTTGATATAAAAAACTGGCAAATTGGACAACCAATAGTTTTATCTGATATAATATATGAATTATCTCTAGTTGATGGCGTATCTTCAGTTGTTCCACCAGAAGAAAATAATTTAAAAAATTTACCAATTGTAGTTACAAATAAATACAAACCATCAGATGGATATTCAGGAAATGTTTTTGATATTAAATCTGCAACAATTAATGGTGTAATATACACAGCATTAGACCCAAGTATATTTGAAATAAAAAATATTAATTCAGATATTAAGGGTAAAGTTGTTGGTGATAACTTAGGGCCAGGAGAATAATAAATGCATTATTTTACATTTGCAGACAAAGATACAACATTATATGAAGCTAGTTCAAGTTTAAACGCTGGATTGGATGAAGTTTTAGAAATTCAAAAGAATGTTCCAGCTTCTGGTGAGAATATATCTGTTTCAAGAATTTTAATTGCATTTGATTTAAACTATATATCAGGTTCAATTTCAAGTGGTTTGATTCCTGCAGTAGGCCCAAATCCAGCTTCAAGTTCATTTTTCTTAAATCTTTTTGATGCTAATCCAACCGCATTAGCTACATCTCAAAGTATATATGCATATCCAATTAGTGGTTCTTGGGTTGAAGGTGATGGTCGTTCTTATGATAATCCTACAACAACCGAGGGTTCAAGTTGGAATTTTAGAGATGGTGCTACTGTAAGCACTCTTTGGAGACCACCAATATCAGCTTCAGGTGGTAATTGGTTTGAAGGCCCTGGGTTTGAAGCATCTATGTCTTTTAATAAAAGGACTAAAGATGTTAGAATGAATGTTACTGATATTGTAGATAAGTTTATTAAAGGAACAGTACCCAACAATGGATTTATAGTAAAAAGAAGTGGTAGTGTTGGTAATACATCTTCGTCTTTAGATGAAGGTAGCACAGATCGTTTTGGTAATTTATCATTTTTCTCAAGTGATACTCACACAAAATACCCACCAACATTAGAAGCAGTTTGGGATGATTCAAGATGGATAACTGGTTCTTTATCACCATTAGCTTCAACTGAATTAGAAGATTTAGTTGTTTATATGAAAGGGTTAAGACCTGAATACAAAGAAACTTCTAAAGCTAAATTTAGAGTTGTTGGTAGAACAAGATTTCCAGAAAAGACTTTTTCAACAACACCAAGTAATTTAACAATAAAGTATTTACCAAGTGGAAGCACATCAGGTGATGGAGCTTTTTATTCTATAGTTGATGCAGAAACAGATGATGTAGTTGTACCATTTGGAAGTGGTTCTAAAGTGAGTTGTGATTCAACAGGAAATTATTTTAATGTTTGGATGAATGGTTACCAACCAGAAAGATACTATACACTTCAATATAAAATTGTAAGTGGTAGTGGAACTGCAGATGAAACTAACACTTTCATTGATGAGGGATTTACATTTAAGGTTTCGTTATAATGCCTTACACAAAAAGTGAAATAGAAAAATTAGATTTCTATACTGAGTTTAGAGATGGTTTAAGAAACGAATATTTAAACAGAATGTCTGCTTCTGCTGAAAATAACTTTAGAGATGAAAATAACGTCTTATATTCATATGAAGATATATTTACTACACTTGGTAGTGAAACAATAAGAGTGAGTGCAGATGGTATCTATAAAAATTATGTATCTCAACAAGAAATAGATAACTCAAAATCTGTTAACAACCTTTCGTATCCAGTATATAACCCTATTTTACCGAAGGATAAAGCAATAGACAAAAGTAACTTAGTAAATAAACTTATTGATAGAAGTATTACAGAATTAAGTCAGGATGTTGTTTCTGGTAAGTTACCAAATGGTATATTAAATGGTGATGTTGTAACAAACGAAGACCCAAAAAGTCAAGACAGGTGGTTGGTAGAAGATAATCAAAAAAGAGAATTTAGAAACATAGG